GACGCCGCGGCCAGCTCATAGCTCGACGAATTGGCGGATGCGCGACCCCACCCATACCCCACCAGCCCGACTGAGCTAGCGGAGTCCCTGGCTGATGAACATACTATTCCACACAAACAATCCCAAAATTTACCAGAATCAGAACCCCACCCCCCTTCCACAGCGAACCCACCCCCTATCGAAAATTAATACTTTATGGTAAAAAATTCCGCAAATTTAGAACTAATAGCGCGTCGAGAACCGAAACGTTTTGGTTCTCTGATTGTTCGGAATCCAAAGATGATGTTAAAGAAGAATGATTTTTCGTATGAGCAATGTATGGAGATTGAGATGACGCCAGCGCAAAGGGAGGTATTTTTGATTGTGGATGAGTGGTGGAAGAGGTATGGGTACAGCCCGTCGGTTCGGGACATAGCGTATCAACGGGGAAGAAGCGGATTGGGGAATACATTGGAAATTGTGGATCGGTTGGTTGCTAAGGGAGTATTGAAAAAATTGAAAAAAAGTGGAAGATCAATTCGTCCTGTGTACATTAATTTCAAGAATTTAGAATGAGTGATAAGTTAGATGCTTTGATGGCGACGCTTCCTGAAGAGGAGAGGGAGGTGTTTTATAACGCCGTGGAGGATTACCGTTTGGCTTTGGAGAGGGAAAAAGCGCAGACCGGGTTTATGAATTATGTGAAGATGATGTGGCCAGGGTTCGTTCACGGAAGGCATCACGCGGTTATGGCGAAGAAGTTTGAAGCTATAGCTAACGGAACGTTAAAGAGATTAATCATCAATATGCCGCCGCGGCATACTAAATCTGAGTTTGCGTCCTATCTTTTACCTTCATGGTTTTTGGGTAGGTACCCGAATAAAAAAATTATCCAGACATCTAATACGTCTGACCTGGCGGTTAACTTTGGCCGGAAGGTGAGGAACTTGGTGGACAGTGAGCAATATGCAAGAGTATTTCCTGGCGTGGCTTTGAGACAGGATAGTAAAAGCGCCGGCCGGTGGGCTACTAATCAGAACGGGGAATACTTTGCTATCGGTGTTGGGGGTACTGTTACTGGTAAGGGAGCAGACCTGTTGATCATTGACGACCCGCATAGTGAACAAGAAGCGGCTTTAGCTGCTGGGGATCCTGGGGTATTTGATAAAACGTATGAGTGGTATACGTCTGGGCCCCGGCAACGTTTACAACCGGGCGGAGCGATTGTGGTTGTGATGACCCGTTGGGCGGAAAGAGATTTAACCGGCCGGGTATTGAAAGACGCTCAGATGCGGGATTCTTTGGGTGAGTGGGAAGTTGTGGAGTTTCCCGCAATCATGCCAAGTGGAAATCCGCTCTGGCCTGAGTTCTGGTCGGCTAAAGAATTGGAAGCTCTGCGGGAAGAGTTACCTCCTTCTAAATGGAATGCTCAGTACCAACAAGCGCCGACGGGCGAAGAGGGTGCGCTAGTGAAGCGAGAATGGTGGAAGATGTGGGAGCCAGAAGATCCCCCTAGATGTGAATTTATCATTCAGAGCTGGGACACGGCTTTTACGAAAAATGAACGGTCTGACTATTCGGCCTGTACGACCTGGGGGGTCTTTCACATGAACGACGACGCAAATGATGTAAATGTGATTTTGCTAGATGCGTTTCAGAAACGAATGGAATTTCCTGAACTAAAAGAAAAAGCGATGGCCAACTATAGGGAGTGGGAGCCGGACGCTTGTATTATTGAAGCCAAAGCTGCGGGTGCTCCGTTGGTGTTTGAGTTGAGGTCTATGGGTTTGTTGGTAAGTGAATACACACCTAGTCGGGGAAATGATAAATTTGTGCGATTAAATTCGGTGACGGATTTATTTAGATCTGGCAAAGTATGGGCGCCTGAGACAAGATGGGCCAGTGAAGTGATAGAGCAAATGGCTGCTTTCCCCAATGGCGAGCATGATGATTTGGTGGACTCAAGTACCCAAGCGCTGATAAGATTCAGGCAGGGCGGGTTTTTACGTTTGGATTCTGATGAACGTGAAGAGCTGCAGAGCTTTCGCCGCAAAGCGGTTTACTATTAAGGTAGAACATGATTGAACAATCTTTGAGCCAGGCCCCTATGGGATTAGAGTCATTAGTGGGTGATTCAGAGCCCGTAATGGAAATTGAAATTGAAAACCCCGAAGGTGTTCGTATCGGCATGGACGGGATGGAAATTGAATTATTGCCGGACGCGGAAGACGGCGGCTTTGATGAAAACTTGGCCGAGGTGATTGACAAAGGTACGTTGGCCGGGATTGCCAGCGACATCATTGAGATGGTGGATTCTGATATCAACTCCCGTAAAGAGTGGGTGGAGATGTATGTCAAAGGCCTAGATGTCTTGGGAATGAAATATGAAGAAAGAACCGAGCCTTGGAATGGAGCTTGCGGCGTATTTTCCACAATCCTCACCGAGGCCGCTGTACGGTTCCAGAGTGAGACTATTCTTGAAACGTTTCCTGCTCAGGGCCCGGTTAAAACGGAAATCATTGGCGCCATCGATAAGCTTAAAGAAGATGCTGCGGAGCGCGTCCGTGAAGATATGAACTTCCAACTGACGGAAGCGATGCCTGAATACAGACCAGAGCATGAAAGAATGCTTTATTCGTTGGGTTTAGCTGGCGCGGCGTTCAAAAAAGTTTATTTTGACCCGTCGTATCAGCGTCAAGTAGCTATTTTTATCCCTGCTGAAGATTTTATTATTCCCTATGGCGCCTCTAGCGTCATTAATGCAGAGCGTGTGACCCACGTAATGCGTAAAACAAAGAATGATATTAAGAAATTACAGGTTTCTGGCTTCTATCGTGAGGTAGACCTGGGTGAACCTGTCACGATTCATACGGATGTAGAGAAAAAGAAAGCCGAAGACCAGGGATATAGCTTAACTGATGACGACCGGTACCAGATTTTGGAGGTGCATATTGATTATGACCTGCCAGGGTACGAAGATGAAGACGGAATTGCCCTACCTTATGTCATTACGATTGATAGAGGTACCACAGAAGTGCTTTCTATCCGTAGAAACTGGTCAGAAGACGATAATCGCAAGCTAAAGCGCCAGCATTTCGTCCAATATACGTATGTTCCTGGCTTTGGAGCGTATGGATTGGGTTTAATTCACTTAATTGGTGGCTATGCACGGGCTGGAACGTCAATTTTGCGCCAATTAGTGGACGCTGGTACGCTTTCTAACCTGCCTGGAGGCCTGAAATCCCGCGGTTTACGCATAAAAGGGGACGATACACCCATCAATCCAGGTGAATTTAGGGACGTAGATGTGCCTTCTGGCACTGTACGCGACAACATTATGACGTTGCCGTACAAGGAACCGAGCCAGGTTCTGTCTGCATTGCTCGACAAAATCACCCAAGAGGGTAGACGTTTGGGCTCGATTGCAGATATGCAAGTGTCTGATATGTCGGCTAACGCCCCAGTTGGTACCACTTTAGCATTGCTAGAGCGCCAGCTCAAGAACATGTCTGCCGTCCAGGCGCGCGTTCACTATTCTATGAAGCAGGAATTTAAGCTGCTAAGAGTCATCATCCGTGACAACACGCCAGGTGAATATGAGTTTGACCCATCTAGTGGCGACCGCATGGCCAAGCGGGAAGACTACGACATGGTGGATGTTATCCCCGTGTCTGATCCCAATAGTTCTACGATGGCCCAGCGGATCATGCAGTACCAGGCGGTGATCCAGCTGGCGCAGCAAGCTCCACAGATTTACAACTTGCCTGTTCTGCATAGACAGATGATTGAAGTGCTGGGTATTAAGAATGCTGACAAGTTGGTACCAGTGGAAGACGACATGAAGCCGCGCGACCCAGTGAGCGAGAACATGGCCTTCTTAAACGGCGAACCTACAAAAGCTTTCATCTACCAGGACCACGACGCCCACATTGCTGTTCACACTTCAATGATGCAGGACCCATTGTTGATGGCTCAGATCGGCCAGAACCCAATGGCCCAAAAGATGATGGCCGAAATCCAGGCACACATTGCCGAACACTTGGCCTACGCTTACCGCAAGAAAGTGGAAGAGCAGCTGGGTGTTCCAATGCCGGCGCCAGATTCAGATTTACCAGAAGAATCCGAATTGATGCTTTCCCGCTTGGTGGCTCAAGCTGCAACTCAGTTGTTGGCTCAAAGCAAAGGTCAAGTGGCGCAGCAGCAAGCTCAGCAGATGGCCCAGGACCCAGTGGTCCAAATGCAGCAAGCAGAGCTGGCCATTCGCAAACAAGATGCCGAAACCAAATTGCTCAAAGTCAAGGGCGATTTGCAAATCAAGGCAGAAGAGCTGGCGCTCAAAGCGCGCGAAGGTGCAGCCAAGATGGGCGAAGACCCCAACATGGCGGCCATGCGTACTCAGCAGGAAATTATCCAGGCTCAAGAGCTGCATGCGTTAGAAGTTGCCAGCCAGCAAATGGCAATGCAGCAACAACAAGCGCAGGCTCAACAGTCCATGGGTCAGAGCGATGAGCAGCACAAAATGCAATTAATGCAGCAATTAATGCAAGCCCAACAGAAAGGTAAATGATGAACCACAAACTGCTTGATATCTTGAACGGCAAACTGCAAGAACAGGTTCAGCAGGTGGTCGATGTTGTTAGTGCTGGTGGAGCTAAATCCCACGAGCATTACAAAGAACTGTGCGGAACTATCCGAGGTCTGCAAACCGCACAGATGGAACTTGCTGACCTTGTGCGAAAAATTAAGGATTATGACGATGACTGAATTTGATGTGAAAGCCGTAGATCTTTCCGGATTGCTAAATACATCCGCGGAAGACAAGGCCAAGCAGGTGCCGGACCCGGCTACATACCATATCTTGTGTATGTTGCCCAAAGCCGAAGAGGAGTTTAGTGAGACAGGGATTTTGAAATCCGCCACAGCTATGTACCACGAGGAGCTTTTATCCCCCGTGCTATTTGTTGCCAAGATGGGCCCTGATGCTTTTGCAGATAAAGCCCGATTCCCTTCTGGCCCAAGCTGCAAAGTAGGTGACTTTGTGTTAGTACGTCCTAACACTGGAACCCGCATGAAGATTCATGGCACCGAATGGCGCCTGATTAATGATGATTCCGTCCAGGCGGTTGTGCAAGACCCTCGTGGTATCCAACGTCCAACATAAGGAGTAGATCATGGCAGAAGTTGAAAAAACAGAATTTGAATTTCCCGATGAGGTAGAAGTTAACGCCCGCAAAGGCGGCAAAGTAGTGGAGCCCGAATCGGATCCAGAAATAGAAGTTGTAGACGATACGCCGCCAGCTGACCGTGGCCGTACCCCTATGGCTGAACCCCCTAAAGAATTTGCGGAAGATGAGCTGACTAAATATGACGAAGGCGTCCAGAAGCGAATCAAGCATTTCACCAAGGGCTACCACGAAGAACGCCGTGCTAAAGAGGCGGCTCAACGGGAAAAAGATGAAGCTTTGCGCTTTGCCCAAGCGCTGTCTGAAGAAAATAATCGTTTAAAAGGGTCTGTTAACCAGAACCAAAGCGCGCTTATTGAACAGGCTAAAAAGGTAGTGGCCAATGAGCTGGAAACAGCCAAGCGCCAATACAAAGCTGCTTACGAATCTGGCGATTCAGAAGCCCTAGTCAATGCCCAGGAGGCACTCACTAGCGCCAAGATGAAAGCAGATAAGGTAAATAATTTTAGGCCGACCCCTTTACAGGTGCGTGAAACTCCTGTACAAATGCAACCGCAGCCTACTAGACCTGCACCGATTGATGACAAACTACTTGCTTGGACTGAAAAGAACCAGTGGTTTGGACCCAACAAACGGATGACTTCATATGCCCTAGGGTTACATGAAGATTTAGTAGGAGAAGGAATACCCGCTGGCAGCGAAGAATACTATCGACGTATCGACGCTGACATTAGGGATAGATTCTCGGAACAGTTTGGATCCGATGAGTCCGTTGATGCGAAACCTCAACGCACTAAATCCAACATCGTTGCACCTGCAACCCGTAGCACAGCGCCTAAAAAGATCGTGCTTACGCAGACCCAGGTGAATATCGCCAAGCGGTTGGGGGTTCCTTTGGAGCTGTACGCCCGTAAGGTTGCTGAAGAAATGAGGAAAATATAATGGATAAAACTACCCGCGCACCCCGCGAACTTGAAACCCGCGAAAAGGCGGAGCGTCCAAAACAATGGATGCCCCCCAAACTTCTACCCGATCCGAATCCGGAAGAGGGTTATGCGTTTCGTTGGATTCGAATTGCGTCGCAAGGCAAAGATGACGCCACTAATTATTCCTCGAAGCTTGCCGAGGGCTGGGAGCCAGTTAAAGCATCGGACCATCCAGAGATTCGTCTGTTTAATTCTAGCGCTGCTAAATTTCCAGACAGTATTGAGGTAGGTGGTTTATTGCTTTGCAAAACACCTGTGGAGTTTACGCACCAGCGTAATGCGCACTATAGACAATTGTCTGAGTCGCAGATGCAGTCCGTAGACAATACATACATGCGCGAGAATGATCCGAGGATGCCTATGTTCAAAGAACGTAAGTCCACGGTCACTTTCGGAAAAGGTATTTAACTTTTTTGGAGTCTTAAATGGCATATCCTACGATTGATAAGACGTATGGTTTCAAGCCAGTCAACCGACTGGACGGACTACCCTACGCCGGAGCGATCCGTCAAATCCCAATCGCGCCTTCTTACGCAACAGCAATCCTGAACGGTGATACCGTGCAAGTGGATACAAACGGCTACATTGTTGCCGCTTCTACCACTAACTCAGGCAACATTGTTGGTGTGTTGGTTGGTTGTTCTTACATCAACTCTTTGAGTCAGCCTACGTTCGCACAGAACTACCCTGCTGCTACTTCAACTTCAACAAACATGGCTTTGGCTTTTGTTGTGGATGATCCTAGTGCTGCGTTCCGTGTTTGCGCTACAGTTGCTGGTTCCACCACTCCTACGGCTTATTCCCGTGCTTTGGTTGGTTCTAACGTCGCTTTGGTTGCTAACGTTGGTTCTACTACCACTGGTGATTCGTATTATGGTATTGACGGTTCTTCCGCCAACACCACCAATACATTGCCTATTCGCGTGATTGATGTCATTCCTGACACAGCCACAGGCCCTGCAACAACTGCCGCTACAACT